TGCATTATTCTTGTGGCTTGCTATTGCGCGCTGTGAGGGGAGCCGATAGAGTGGGGGTGTCGGAAGCGCGGGGCAAGCAAGCCCCGGCCCGGCGCCAGGAGCAGACCATGAACGCCAAGCTCAACGCCCTCGCCGCCCAGAAGTTCGACGGTGTGCAAGTCATCTACAACGGCAAGCACGACCCGAACTACGGTCCCGGCTGGTTCATGCGCCACGCCTCCGGCTACACCCGGTGGATCGGCCGGAACGCAAGCGCCGCCGCTGAGTGGATCAACAACGCCTGAACTACTCGGGCCGCCCGGCCCCGATGGGCGGCCACCACCGGCGCTGCGAGCGCCACCGGCCCGATGAGGGCCAACGGAGACGATGATGGGACGTGTATGGGACGTGTGCGGCTACGAGCCAGACCTGCCCGACTACGACGAGAGCGACCGCTACGACGACCGCCCCGAGCGGACCTGCCACCCGACCTACGGGGAGCCCTGCGGGGAGTGCAGCGCGTGCGGCGGCGAGGATGACGACTGCGCCGAGGACGGCGAAGGGGGTGAGGAGTGACCGAGACGAAGGTGAAGATCACGGGCTACTGCGCCTTGGTGTGCGCGCGCTACGGCCCGACCATCGCGCCCGACGTGGCGATCCGCTACACCGAGCGCTCGCCGACCCACGGGTTCAGCGACGCCGAGACAGAGGCCGACATCGACGCCGATGATGCGCGCGCCATGATCGCGCTGTTGGTCGAGGCGTTCGGCCCGGCGGTGCTGCCGGGCGAAGGGGGTGAGGAGTGAGCCCCGACGACTGGCGCGCCGCCTGGGAGCGCGAGCGCGACGCCCGGATCGACGCAGAGGTCCGGCTTTCGGGCCTGCGCTCAGCGATGGGCGCGGTGGTGATCGCGGTGGTCGTGGGCGCCATGTTGATTGGGTGCCTGCAAGGGGCGAACGACATGAGCCGCGCGGTGGCGCGGTGGGAGGTGAGCGATGGCGAGTGAGTTGAAGGCGTGCCCGTTCTGTGGCTTGGCGCCGAGCCGCGCGGCGAAGTCCTACGGGACGCCGATCGTGTGCTGCGGCAACGTGCACTGCACCCTCGGCGCATCCGACGCCGACTGGTACGAGATCGACGACTGGAACCAGCGCCCGATCGAAGATGCAGCCACCGCCCGCGCCGAGGCCGCCGAGCAGCGCGCCGAGGCTGCCGAGCGCGAGGTGGCGCGGCTGCGGGGCGCATGGGCTCAGGCCGAGGCCGCCGCGCACTTCTGCCAGTCGGTCGCGCACCTGCTCGCGTCGCCCGGTGCTGAGGCTGAGGCTGTTCAGCACCTGCGCGCCGACGACCTGCCCCACCTGCTCGACTGCCTGCGCGGGCGAATCATGCTGTCCGCCCCGGAGCCGAGGTGGGTGCGTCTACGCAACGAGGCCGACTTGGTGGCCGAGGCTCAGCCCGCGGAGGTGGCCGATGGCTGACCCCGTCACCCTGTGAAACCCGCTCCGTACCTCTCCGGGGTAGACTCCCCCCACAGGCTCCGCGTATACGGGCTCACCCCGAGCCGCGCGCCGCCGTGGGGGTGGTCGGTCGGTCTGGCCGGGGCTCGGGGTCAACCGGGCCCAGAATGGCGAGACAGGCGCCGACCACGATCAGCAGGGCGGCGCGCTGAGCGGGGGACAGCCCCGCGCGCTGGCCGTCGGTCGGCGGATCGTGCGGGCGCTCGGCGACGGCGAGGGCAGGCGCGGGCGGCATCAGCGGTCTCCGAGGCGGCTGGCGAAGTCATGGAGCATCTGCCGGACGGCCGCCGTCTGGCCTTCCTGCCGCGCCCAGCTCAGCTCGATCGCGCTCAGTCGGGCGCGCAGATCGTCGCGCTCGGTTGCGTGCCGTGCGGCCTCGGTGCGCCAGGAGTGCAGGACGTAGGCCACGATCGCGCCCGCGCCGCCGGTTGGGCCGAGCGACCCGAGCAACGAGAGCAGCGGATCGGCCACCGGGGCGACGGTCGCGGCGGCCTCGGGCAGCGCCTGCGCGTAGACGGCGAGGGGCAGGCCGAGGGTCAGAGCGGCGGCGGTGAGGATGGCGATGGGCTTGGCGTGGCGCATGGGGTCACCTAACCCCGTTGATCTGCCAATGGGCGCCGTCAGGCTTGCGTTGCCAGTCGCCGCCCCACTCTAGAGTCACACCGTCAGGGATCAGCCCCTCGGCGACCATCGCGGCCCATTCAGCCTTGATCGACGGCGCGATCGCGTGGAAGTTGGCCCACGTCGCCGGGTCTGGCCGACCGCCCACGAAGGGCACCACGTCGACCGCCTTGCTCGGGCTGGTGTTGTGGCGAGACGTGCCGGGCTTGCTCCACGTCACGATGGGGCCGGGGGTCGTGCGGCCCTTCGCGTAGAGCTTGGCTTGCTCGGCGTTGGTCCGATGTCCGTAGACAACGGACATGTCGTGCGGGAGGTCCGCCCGCTTGATGGCCCGCTGGAACAGGACGATCAGCAGGGGGTCGCACGTCAGCAAGCGCGCGAGGCTGGTAGAGCCCCAACCGTAGCCGCTGGGCATGGTCAGCCCTCGCCGTCGGCGTCGGTCGCCGCGAGCAGGGCGATCGCGATCTCGGCCACGTCGGCGGCGAGGTCGCGAAGCTCGGCGACGGTGAAGCCGCCCGCGCTGTAGCGGAGGGCCTTCACGCCGACCCGGGCCAGGGAGCGGAGGGCGCTGCGGACGTGGGGGCTGTCGATCTTGCGGTCGTTCATCGGGGGCTCCGTTCGGCCGCGATGGCCGCATCGACGATGATGTTGGCGAGGGCGACGGCACGGTCAAGCGCACCGGCCGGGGCCTTGTCTCCGAGGGCGAGCAGGTACGCGACGAGGTCGAGGGCCTCTTGCACGGCTTCAACCGCGGCCCCAGGGTAGCCGACGCGGAGGGGGTTGCCGTACTTTTCGACGCCGCGCGCCAGCCGGGTGACCATCATGCCGTGGGCGTCAACGCTGAGGCCCACGGGCAAGACGTCGATCACGCGGGGGCCGTCGCTGAGGCAGGGGCCGCAGTCGCGGAGGGCGATGCCGTGAGGGTTGCGCGGCGGTGGCGGCGCGGGCTGGGGCCAGCCTCCGAGGGCGGCGATCTGTGCGCGGTCGCGGTTCATGCAGGCAGCACCAACCGCCCATCGGCGACGGCGGCCTGTGTCTCGGCGGCGACAGGGACAGACACCGAGCGCGCGAGCGTCGGCGACACACCCGTCGGGCTGCCCAGGTCGGCGACTGCAAGGTCGGCGCAGTCGGTCAGCGGCACGAGCAACAGAAAGCGCGCGCACGGCACCTTTTCATCGCCGACCGTGACGGTCTCAACATACTCAGCCGACGTCATGCGGTCCTCCGGGTGTGTAGGGTGACGCCCGTCAGCACAAAGTTGGGCCGCCAGATTGCTCGAACGCTCGCGTAGAACGTCGAGGCGGCCCAGCGCGCCGAGCCCGCTGCGATGGTTCGGGCCATGACCTGCCCACCTGCGTCGAGTGCCGCGCCGGTCGGAGCGGTCGCGCCGGTCGCATAGAAGGCTTCGGCGATCTGCCCGCCGCGCAGGAGGATCGTGGCAACCCACGCGCCGGCCGGGATGGCCTCGTTCAGCGACCAGTTCGACGTGTTGTTGTTCGTCGAGACCAGCCTATCTTGCCCAACGGCGTCAAAGTCGCCACGCACCGAGAAGCCCGCGCCCGTCGTGAAGTTCGCAGACGAGTCGGCCATGATCCCGGCCTCCCAAGCGTCTGTGCCGCCGGTCCAATCGGCGAGGCCGTCGAGGTGGAGCGTGATGGCGCAGTCGTTGAGAACGTCGCCAGGGACGGTGATGCCGAAGATGGCCTCAAGGTCGATACCGATGCCCAGCGAGCCCGCCGCGCCGCCGCCCGCGACCGTGATCCCGGTGGCCCCCGCGCTCACAACGCCGTTGTTTGAGTTGTAGTTGACGACCTTCACATCAGCGACGGCGACCGCCGAGCGCGTAACGCCGGTCGTCGCGCCGTTGGTTAGGGTCGCGGCGTCAAGCCCGGTCAGGTCGAAGAACTCGGTATCCCAGCCGGGGGCGGCGCCGCCTGCGGCTGCGACCTCGACCAACGCCGAGTTGGAGTTGCTTTGGCCATCGGTGCCGGTTGCGGTCAGGCGCGCCTTGTACGCCTTGCCGGCGGCGACAGGGAAGACGTAGGGGCCGAGGCCGCTGCCACTGTCGGGCGTGACTTCGGCGTCGGCTTCGTCGGTCACGGTGAGGGCGTAGGTGACACCGGCGGGCGCGTCGGGGTGGGTGAACGTGACCGATGCCGTCGTCGCGGACGAGGCCAGCGACTGTGCCGCGGGCGGGGTTGGGGCGGTGAGGTCGACGACTTCGCCCCCGGCGCTCGGGTCGCCCGATAGGTAGCGGGATCGGCAGGTCATGCGGCCGACCACTCGATCTCGACGTCGGCGGTGCCGGCCTTCGCCGCAACGTAGATCGTCCGGTTGCCGATCAGCCCGACGTTCACGGGTCGGTCCAGCGGGTTTCGCAACAGGACGGCATAGGCAGCATCAGCCGCGACCGTTCCTTTGTGGGTTGTGCCGCTCGCCGCGTTGCCGTCTGCCGGTTCGGTCGCGCCCGTGATGTCGCAAACGAAGGCGTACCAGACGTCGGCCGAGGGCTTGATGACGGCTTGGGTGCACCAATGCGGCGCCGTCCATGCCTGCCAGTTCGTGCCAACCGAAGCCAACCGTTCGACGAACGGGGCGCGGGTGGCGTTGGATCGGTCGATGAGGGCCATCGGTCACTCCAGAAGGTCGGCGGTATCGGCGGGAAGGGTCGCCAGTCGCAGCGTTACCATACCACGCAGCGGGTCGGGCTGCACACTCACCACCAACGCGAGCCGCCCCACCCAGCCGGCCAACGTCGAGGCGTAGAAGCCGCCGACGCGGCTACAGGTGAAGTCGATCACGTCGCCGGGGCAGAGTCGCCAGCCGATGAGCCCGGCGACTTCGACCGTGATCGACTCGCCCAGGGTGTATGCCCACCAACGCACGCGGTCCCGGACGTTCTGCCGAAAGTCGGGCTGGTAGCTCCAGACGTAGGGGGTCAGGTCGTAGAGCTTCGCGGAATAGGCCGGATAGGAGGCGAACGGCGAGCCAAGCGCCGAGGTGCCCGACGTTGACACGGCGCCTGCGCTGACGTTGACCACGTTGGCCCAAGTCGCCGTCTCGACCGATGCCCGCACAATCTGCCCAGGGTCGATCACGACCGACGACACGATCGCCGAGGCCCGCGAGATCGGCCGAATGTCCTGGGCAGCGCGCAGCGTGATCAAACCCTGGCGCACGGTCAGCCATGCGCCGAACGCGCCCAAGATGCCCTCAAGCCAAGACCGCGAGTCGGTCGGCACCGAGTCGATGAGCACTTCGATGCTGTTGGTGGCAGGCGATGCCGGTGCGAGGATGCGGGCGAACGCGAGGATATCGCGCAGATCGACGTCTTCGCGGTCTACCAACCCATAGCCCCAGTCAACGGGCAGAACGTCATAGGCCCCGTTCGTGCCAGCCCCGGTCGAGGTCAAGACCTGCGCCACGATCTCGGCGAGCGACCCGTACAAGTAGCCCACGAAGGCGACGACTGAGGTGTTGTTGGCTGTGGAGGCCGTCGTTCCGAACTTGGCCGTCGACCCAACGCCAGTCAACGTGGTCGAGGTGCTGCCGGTGTAGGTCAGATAGAACGGATCACCCCCGCCGCTGTGGGGCGTCACCTTGACCAGCCCCGTTCCGCCGGCTCGCTTGCGGCTGCCCGATGGTACCGAGGTGACGTTGATCGTCGCGTCGCCGGGGGTGTAGGCCCCGCCGTGGACGGTGGTCGATGCTGCCAAGCCGCTGAAAAGCTGCGGGTAGGAGCGCACGTCACCGCGGAACCGGCCGGTCAGGGCCGACGCGAGATCCCACGTCTCGACGCTTAGGCGCCCGTCGCCATCGTCCCGGACCTTGCAAACCCGGCCGGTCTGGACAGTCACGAACCGCGAGTAGTCCAGGCCCTGCCACCCCATCTTGAGCCGAACGATCCGCCCGCGACCCAGCGCCCGGATCGCGACCTCGCGCAGCGCGCCCGACACGCCCAACGTGAAGCCCCAGGCGCCATGCTCGGCGGTCCAATCGACGGGCTGAACGCCGTAGGTGCCGAAGGTCGGGCCGTCGCTGCCAGTGAGCAGGCACGGGTAGCGGGCCGGTGTGAGGCCGGTAGACGTGGTCAGGGCCGTTCCGCCAGGGATCAGGGCAGACGTGAAGGCAACCGATGAAGGCAACACTTCGACGGCCCACACAGGCGCCAGGGCGCCACCCTCAAGCCATGCGGCGAAGTCGGCAGGCCAAGTCATGGGCGCACCCGCAGGCCCGACGGTGAGGGCAGCGTGGCGCCGCTGGGAGCCTCGCGCCCGATGGCCTGGAGCAGCGACCGGGCGAACGGTGCTGCGTGGGGCGTCGTCGTGCCGCCCAACGTCACGCCGCGGAGGGCGCTCAGGTGGGCCGGGTGTTCAGCGAGGGTCAGGGTGATGTCGTAGTACAGTTCTCGGTCACTGGCGATCGACGACTCGCCAAGCTCAGGATCGAGCGTCAGGATCGGGTGGAAGCCCCAGGGGCGCACCGCGATGTGACCGGCCGCGAGCCGTTCGGGGGTGGCGTCGGTCAGGGAGAGCAACCCGGCCGCCGAGACCGCCCCGCCGGCTGCCACGACCGCGTGCTGACACGCAGGGGCAGGCGACGACAGGAGCAGTTTGGTTCCGCTGGCGATAGCGCCCGACGACTCCCACGCGGCCATCTGCGTCGCGCCAGACAGGGCGAGGACCGACGTGCCCGGCGACAGCCCGGCCGCCGGGGCGAGCTGCCAACCGAGTTGGACGGTCGCCGGATCGATCGCGAACCCAACGGCGCCGCCTGCCCGAAGGTGCTCAACCATGCTGTAAAGCTCGGCGTGGTCGGTATCTTCAACCTTGTCCAGACTGATCTGAACCCGCAGATACCCGCCATGATCGACCACGACCGCGAACCCGCCGGGGGCGGTCGTGCCTGATCGGTCGCGAACGGTGGCGACTTGGAAGTCGGCGACCGTTACGTCCACCTTCCGCAGCTTCGACGACCCCCGACCGTACCAGTAGAAGCGTTCGGCCATCAGTTGCTCCCCAGGATCGTGGTGCCCGAACGTAGCCCGCCGGGGCCGTTGTAGCGATCCAAGCGCCGACCCAAGGCGGGCACGAAGTCCGGGGTCAGGTCGCCCTGTAGGACGATCGTGGCCCCAGCGGCGCGCGCAGAGTCGGGCCGACCGCCCGAGCGGCTGCGGTTGTCGCCGCGGAAGGCGTCGCCGATCGACTCCCCAACAGCGCCGAGGGCTTGGCCGAATGTCAGTTGGTTTTCGTTCCGGGCCTTGCGCTCATCGCGTCGCTGCTCACGTCGATCTTTGTTCGGCGTGAAGATGTCGCGGAGCCAACCCTTGATCCGGTCCCAAGTCGAGGTCCACCACTCGCGCACGCCGACGGCGATCGACTTGGCTATGCCCTTGAACCCGCCGATGTCGCGCCACCAACCGACGATCCCGCGGACAATGGCGACAGGCAACTCGATCAGGATGGCGACCACCAACCGGGGGATCGCGCCGACCAAGGCGACAACCAAGTCAGGCAGAACATCAACGAGCAGAGACGGCACCAGCTTGACGATCAGGGCCGGGAGGCTGCTTAGGCCCTTGATGATCGACTGGAGGAACCCGGTGATCATCTTCGTTGTCTTGCCTGCGCCCTGCTCGCCCAACGCTGACAGCCCTTCGAGCGCCCCGCCGATGGCCGCACCCACGGGTCCGGTTGCCGATAGCAGGTCGGTCAGCAGGCCGGAAATGTCGCCGCCGATGATCGCGCCGATCTGCGCGCCCACCCCGGCGGCCTTCTTGGTGGCCTCATCGATACCCTTTGCCACAAGGTCGGCGAACTCCTTACCGGCGACGGCGAGGTCTTGACCGATCGCCTCCATGAGTGCGCCGCCCGCTTGATCCTCCAAGCCGCTGAGCGCGCCGCCGCTTTGGATGTTGGCGCGTTGGATGTCCAGCAACAGGAGTTGAAGCTGCTCAAGGTCACTCAGGACGCTCTTGGATGGGGCGAGCGTCTGGAGCGCGTCTCCGAGTTCGCGGGCCCGGCTGATCGTCTCTGTGGTCACGAGGTTGATCGGCTCGATGTCGGCGCCTTCGGCCATCGCCCCGGCGAGCAGTTGCGACTCGATCAGGGCTTCCCTGAGCGACGGGAGCGCCGCGCGGAGGGCCTGCTGTAGCTCCGTGAGGGCTGCAGCCTGACTGCGAACAGCCGACGTGCTGCGGCGCCCCGCGGCGGCCTCGGCGTCGCGTGCGGCCCGCAACTTGGCGAGGGTGTCGATCTGTTCAAGCTCTTTCGCCGTTGCGGCTTGCCGGGCCTTGAGGTCGCCCTCAAGGACTTCGATCTGCTCTCTGCCGGCCCGAATGTTCTCGCGTAGTTCTTCGCGGGTCTCTTTGCCGATCCAGCCCCCGGATCGCTTCTCCTCCAACTTCAAAGCGTTCTCTTGGACGTGCACCAAGTCGAGCTGCGCCTTTAGCCGGTCGCGGGCTGCCTGCGTCTCGGCCTTGGCCTGCTCCTCGACCGTCTCGATCGCCTTCTGTCGGCCAGCCTCTTCCTTTGTGATCTCGCCGGTCAGAACGGCAATCTCTCGGGCGTTGTCCTTTGTCCGGTCGCGGACCTTGCCCAGCATCCCATTGACTTCATCGAGGCGACCCGCCATCGCGGCAAGTTTGGCCTCGGCGTCTTCGACGTTGACGTTGTAGATGCCCTGGGCTTCGTTCGCCTCTTCGGTTGCGTTCTTGGTGATAAGATAGGCCGTACCTGCCGCAGCGAGCGCAATAGCAAGCGGGCCAAGGACGCCAGCCGCGGAGATTAGCGCGGCCTTCATGCTGGCGAGGATGCCGGAGAACAGCGCCGACGCCGAAGACGCCGAGGCGATGGCGGCTGCAAGGGCCGGGCCCTGCTGGATCAGGATCAGCATAGGGTTGGCGCCGCCCGCAAGCTGCGTCGTCACGTCCATGAGGTTCGCAATCAGCGTCTGGCGCGCCTGCGCGTCACGCCCCCCGCCGGGCGGCGGAGGTGGCGGCGGGTTCGGGCCCGGCGGGGGCGGGGGTGGGTTGGGGCCCGGTCTCGGCGGCACGGGCGGCACAGGTCCACCGCCGCGGCCCAGGCGACCGCCGGCTGCCGCGATGGCCGCTGCGGTCGCGGTGGTCGTGGTCTTGAGGTTGGTCATGACCGGGATCAGCGCCTTGACCTGCTCGCCGAAGCCCCCGAGGTCGCGGGAGAGGCTGTCGAGGACTCGGTTCAGCCGGTCATCGTCCGGGCCGCCACCGCCGCCACCGCCGCCACCGGGCGGGGGTGCGCCGCCGCCGCCGCCCGCGCCGCCGCGCACACGGGCCGCTGCGGCTGCCGCTGCGCGCTCAGCCTCGGCCAACCGCCGCTCGGCTGCCGCTGCCGCCTCTGCCGCTGCCGCTTGCCTTCTGAGGGCTTCGGCTTGGTCATCCGACCCGTCGGCCGCGGCCCGGTCTGCGGCGGCCCTGGCGCGCTCTGCTTCGGCTAGGGCGGCCTGGGCGCGGGTAAGCTCGTCGATGGCCGCTTGGGCAGCCCTGACGCCAGCTGACGACTCGTCGCGGGCCCGGATAACGATGTCGATGACGTCGCGGTCGGCCATAGGTAGGGCCCTCCGTGGGGACTATAGCACGCCGAGGGCCGCGAGCATGGCCGGGATCTCGCCCGCTTGCATCGCCTCGGCGCGGGCCCGGTCGGCGCAGATCGCGTCGAAGATCAACGACTCCCACTGGTCGGTCAGGCCCAGCATCGCGCTCGGGCGCTGACCGTACCGCTTGGCGATGGCATCAGCTTGGATCGGCAGGTTCGGTTGCGCCTGAACGAAACGAGGCAACCGCAGCGGCGGCCCCCTGTGCGCCGGCCAGCGCGGCGGCGATGACCTCCATCGCGACAGCCTCACTCAGCGAAGCGACCGACAGATGCCCAACCGTGAGGTCTTCGGCCTCGGGGCTCACCAGCCGGATCGGCTGCCACTCGCCACCCTCGGCCCGGACGCCACAGACAGCAGCCCGCGCCACGCTGTCGAGCATCGTCGCAACGGCCTTGGCTTGGGTCAACGTCGGATCGGGCGCGCCAGCCATCCGGCCGTTCTTCGGGGGCGCGGCCTTGTCCAGCGCGGCGCCCATCAAGCCCTCCAAGACCCCAGCGGCGGCCGACTCGGCGGTGCCGAGCTTGCGGACGCGCCAGAAGATCGGGCCGTCTGCGGTGTCTTGGCGCACCTCGGCATAGTTGGCGGCTGAGAGTCTGGACAGAAGGTCAGACGTCATAGGTTGCTTCTCCGTTGGTGAGGACAATGGTGGGCAGGCCCACGCTCTCAAAGGACAGGGCGTCCGACAGAACGCCGAAGGTGGTGCCGATCTGCTCGTCGCTCTTGAGCAGGCAGGACACGGTGATCACGACCGTCTTGGCGCCGGTCGCGGTGTCGGTGATCGTGATCACAAGGTCGGCCGCGCCGTCGGCGAGTTCGGCGGTTCGGTAGGCAAAGGCCGTCTTGTCCACCGCTCCGGTGACCATGACCTCGCGCGGGCCGCTGAACAGGGGCTCGGCGGTGTTGAGCGACCCGACGCGCTGCCGACGCTCAAGGTTGTTCGACAGGGTCAGCGTCATGTCGCGGAGCAACGTAACGGCCGAGCCGTCGTAGGTCACGCCAACTTCATAGGCTTCGATCGCCACAGGGGTCGCCATCGACGGGGTGCCGGCCGAACCGGATGCGCCCTTGGTGGCGCCGATCAGGTCAAAGGCCCAAGTCACCTCACCGCCGGGCGAGACTGTCAGGGTCGCGGTGTTGACCTTGACCCCGGCGTAGAGTTCGCTGTTGCCGCTGTTGCCGACCAACTGCTCGATCGTCAGGCTCGGCAGAGAGTTGGCCGTCGCGAACGTGAAGGGGCCGGCGCCGCTGACGGCACCCAAGGCAGCCTCAAACAGCAGGCCGAGGCCCGAGTAGCCAGCCGGGAGCGTCACGGCACCGCCGACTTCGTTGTCGGTCACGAAGCGCGACTCGACGAACGCTTTCGTCTTCGCCAGCGCGGCGCGAACGGCGCGCTTGCGGGCGGTTTGGGTGAGCGTGGTGCCGTTGACGTCGAGCCAGCGGGCGCGGCTAACCGCGGTGCCGTAGGTGCTCTCTTTTCCCAGACCGATGACCGTGCCGAAGCCGCTGAAAGCCATGATGTTCCCCCCTTAGATGACGGGCTCGATCCCGCGGAGTCGTAGATAGTGCTTCTCGACCCGCCCTTGCGACCGGCCGATCTGATAGACGGCGAGGCCGTCGGATGCGTGCGATACGTCTATCTGGGATCGTAGCACACCGCGGCCGTCTTCGACGGCAAACCGCAGCCCCAGCGACGTCGCCCACGTTGGGGCGCTGGCGTCGCTGCCCGTGGTTGCGACGTAAACCCATCCCACGTCCTGATAGACGTCGTGACCGTTGAGCGAGAAGCCTGTCGGGTAGCGCGCTCCGGGGCCGGTGTCGATCGTGCCCCAACGGTACTCACCAACGCCGACCGCGACCGTCTGTGCGGCGCTCGGGGTGTTGGAGTCGGCCGACTGTTGCCACGATGCCGACTCGATGCGGATCGTGGGGCCGTCGGGGTAGATCAGGGGCGCAGTCACGGCGCCGGTCACGGTCGGGGTGTAGGTGCCCGTGCTCGGGTCGGTCGCCACGGTGCCGCCCGTGGCGTTCCAGTAGATGTACAGCACCTGCATCGACCCGGAGACGGCGAGGGCCGACATCGTCACCGTGCAGCGCAGGATCGCGCCCTTGGCTGCGTAGGACCAAGTGTGCCGCTGATAGGGGATCAGGCCGGAGGCGTCGCCGTAGCCGATGGCGATGTCGTAGCCGTTCGACTGAACCGTGTCCCAAAACGCTTCTTGATCCGGGCCAATCGTGATCGCGACGTCATAGGACGCGCCGGGGGTGACGCCCGACGTGTCGATCGTGGCGGCCAGCCGGTAGTTGTACGTTTCGCCCGCAGGCCCAAGCGCCCAAGCCATCGGGAACCTCCGTTAGATGCTGCGTTGCCAAGAGACGGCGACGACGGTTGATGCAACGTTGGCCGGTTCGCCGATGTCGCCCGCGGCGGTCGGCGGCATGAAGTCGGTGACCGACACGTTTCGGACGGTCGCGCCCAGCGTCTTATCGACGTAGAGCGACGCCCGAACGGCCTCCCAGAGCGCCAGGGCGGCGATATCGCGGGCCTCGGGGCTGTCCTCGGTGGTCGGCGCCCACATCCTGATCGTGTAGGTGGTCACGAACAGCTCAGACCGCAACGTTCCGGCGCGCTCATCGATCCGGGTGCCCGACGTCGCAAAGGTGATCGCCGTGGCGGCCGGCGGCTGGGTGAAAACGCCGTATCGGACGGTGTGCTCACTCATGCCGGTCACGGCGATCAGGCGCGCCTTGATGGCTGCGTTGACGTTGGCGACGGTGGTTGTAAGGTCGCTGCTCATCCGCGGAGTGCCCGGTTCAGGTTCTTGGCAAGGTAGCGCGGGAACGCGGCGGCTGCCACCTCGGCGCCGGGGCGGAGAAAGGGGCGGGCGCGGACTGTCACGGCGCGCACCAACCGATACCAGAGCTTCCCACTGGGAATGTGCAGCAGGTAGAGCTTTCCGGTCTTCGGTGGGATCTGAACGACCCGGAACAGGCCGGGGGCCATCGTCCGCAGAGGGCCGCCGTAACGGTCAGACCCGCCTTGGGTTAGCGCGGCCTTCATTGGTATCCGCAGAAACTTGCCGGGCTTGGCTCGGATCTGGCCGTCGCTGCCATACTCGATCGTTCGGGCGTAGCCCAGCCACTTCCCGTCGGGCGAGCGACCACCGGCCCTGACCACGGCTTCGGGGCCTTGGTCGCCCGTGCGAACGAAGCCGGTGATCGACCCGTAGAGGTTGCCCGAGCGCGTCACAGTCACGGCCCGGACTTTGTCTTTGGCTGCCTGCTCGGCCTTGAGTGCCGTCGCGATCAGCGACTGCTCGACGACACGGCGGAAACCATCGCCACCCAAGCGGCGCAGCTTCGCGGCCACGTCGGCGGCGCTGGCCACTACAGGATCATCCGGCGGTATGGCCCGATCATCTGCTCGACCACCGCCGGGATCGTCTCGTCGCGGAGGGATGCCGACCCGCCGCCCTCGCTGATCGACGTCTGGCCTTGGTTGCGGCGAAGCGTCCACAGGTGTTTGGCGTGCATGGCGACGGCTTGCGCCAAGACGTCTTCGGTGGTGAGGTCGGCCCATCCGGCGACGGCGACGACCTGCACACAGCCGTCGTTGACGTTGAGGTCGGTAGCCGTGGGCTTGAGCCGGATCGCGCCGGTGCGGCTGTCCAGCCGGTAGTCATCGGACGAGATCAGCGACGTGGCGTCGAAGACCTCAAGGTCAGACGAGTGCAGCGACGTGATCGCGGTGATGTTGAGCAGGGGCAGGTAGACCAAGCGCGAGGTCGGGAGCGTCACGTCGGGGTGGGTCAGCGTGTAGGTCGCCGACCCGAGGGTGCGGGTTCCGCTGTCAGGCTGGCTCAGGTTCAGCGACTGCGCGATCTGCGCGTCGGCCACGTCGATCAGGGCCTCAAGCTCGGTGTCTTCGCCCGTGCCAGACAGCACAGGCAGAAGGGAGCGGACGCGCGCTGCGGTGATCACGGGCATGGGTCGGCCTCGGGGTCTGGATCGGCGGGATCATCGGGCAGGGCGTCAGGGTGCTGGGGGTAGCCCTGGGGCGACAGGGTGCGCCCTATCGCCTGCGGCCCCCCAAGGCAGGACAAGGCCCGGTGGAGGTGCCCCGGCGCGCCTGGGGGGCATACAGGGGCGGCACAGACCACCGGGCAGGGCGAGGCCACCCCAGCCGACCCGGCGGCATTCGTAGCGTCCGGCGGGGCGGTTGGGGTGGCGGGCATCAGGACCGGATCTCAAGCGCCTGGGCGACGACGATGCCGGAGAGCACCGCACCGCTGCCGGCGTAGGTCTTCGTGGCGGACAGGACCGCGCCGACGTCCATCGTGAGGTCGCCCGACATGGTCAGCTCGACCGGCGTGCCGGCCACCAAGCTACCGCCGGCAACATCGGTCACCAGGGTCGCGATCGTGGTCGCGCTGATCTTGATCGTCAGCGTTCCATAGTTGGTGTCGCTGGCGGTAACGGCGGTGTCGGGAACGAAGGAAAGAGCGGTCAGAACGACCTTGTTGGGGCCGTCGTTGACGCCATAGCGGGCGATCTCGTCAGCGCCAGCAGCGGCGGTGCCAACGCGGGGCACGGTGATGGTCTTGTAGGAAGGGGCGGACATTGGGCACCTCAGAACGAAAGGGGGTGGAGCGCGAGGGGAGTCGGCGGGCCCGAGGGCGACCCGCCGACTTTCGGGCCAGGGGTCAGCTCGCGTCGTAGCCGACGACCACGTTGACGGTCGAGTCGGCGGCGAGCGCCGAGGCGTGGTCGGGGCTCTCGAAAGCGTAGCGGCCGGAAGCCACCAACACGCCGGTGTTGTTCATGATGTTGACGTCGCTCTCGACGCGCAAGCCCTGGCGGGTGCCGAGGACGTAGCGATCGAGGTCAGCCATAACGATCGACTGCTTGACGTTGTTGCCGGCGGTCGCCGAGTGGAGGCCCGACGTGGTGAACGCGCCGGTCTCGCTGCCGGTGCGGCCGAGGGGCCAGGACCGGATCACGGGCTTGCCGCCGAGGCTCAGCACCTGCCCGGTGAGGACGGTGGCGGCCGGGCCGAACTTCTCCAAGGTCACGATCTCGCTGATGGTCGAGAAGCGGTTCAAGATGTTCTCGAACGAGGCGAAGATCGCGACCCGGTTGGGGTTCTGGCCGACACCGCCGCTCATCTTCGCGTGCATCCCCTGGATCTTGGCGAAGGTGTAGGCCGAGGCAAGGTCCGACTTGGCGGTCGCGCCGATGTCGAAGGCGCGCGCCCGGAGCCCAAGGAAGGCCCGACGGTGATCCAACGCACTACCAACCATCGTCCCGCCGGAGGGGGTCGCGACGGGGAAGACACCCTCGGGGGCCCAGGCGGACAGGCTGTCCTGATGGGTCGCGGCGGTGTCACCGTTGATGATCGCGTCGAAGAGCGCCAGCGCCATCGCCTCGGCCATCTGGGTCCGAAGCTCGGGCATGAATGCGATGATCGCGTCAGCCTCGGCGTTCCGGTCGTACTGCACGGCGCAAGCCATGTTCTTGACCGTGTAGGACAGCACATCGGTGCCCAACGCGGACAGGATGAAGTCGGCCGCGGCGGTCGAGGTGGCGTTGCCCTGGAGGTAGGGCCGGGGGCGCGCGGTGCCAAGCGGGCTCTTCATGTTGCGGTCGTTGATGACCTTCTGCACGAAGAGACCAACCGGGCTGTCCATGATCGCGGCGCTGGCGACACGGAGCATCTCGGGGGCGAGGACTTCGCCGGGGATGAGGTCGGAGCCGCCGCCGCCCGACACGCCGAAGACGCGCTTGACGACGCTGTCACGGTCGCTGGCGAGGCCCATGCGGACCACGCGATCGGCGATCTTGGCGACGATCGGGCCGTTGTGCTCGGCGAAGGCGCGCCGAAGCTCGCCGCCGCTCATGTTGGCTGCGTTCTTGCCCTTGCAGGCGAGGCTGATCAGGCCGGCTTCCCAGAGCGTCTTCAACTCGGCGTGGCCCTCGCCGTAGGTGCGGGACGAGGTCAGCAGACCATCGGCGATCTCGGTGTGGGTCTGGTTGCCGACGTTGTAGGAACGCGACACGGGGAACAGGGCGAGGTCGTCGCCCTTGCCGTACTCGCTGGCGAGCGATGCGGCGGGGCCGTCCATCTTGACGGTGTGGGCGGCCTGGGCGGTCTTGAGGCTCGCGATCTGAGCGTCGAGCGCCTGGATCTCGGCGGCGCGCTCCTTGATCTCGGTTTGGGCGACCGAAAGGTCAGCCTTGAAGGCGGAAGCGGCGCGGGTGATACCCTCGCCGACGAGCTGGGCAACTTTGGCCTCCAGCGTGGGGACGTCTACGGCCATCTTGGCCTCCTTTGGGGGATGACCGGGAACCCGCCCGGCGCGGAGGGAGTCAGGTAGGGTCAGGAAACAAAGACGGGGAACAGATCGGCGAACGCTTGGGTCATCTTTTCGAGGTCGAAGGTGTCGGCCTCGGCAACCGGGGCCGGCGCGGGCTCAGGCTCGACCACCGGGGGGGCCTCAGGGGCGACCGGGGGCGGCTCGGCGGCGCGCTGCGACGTGGCGCTCGGGTGCATCGGCACGTTGACGATCGAGCACTCAAGGAGCTTCGGCCGCCCGTAGACGTAGCCGCGCTGGGCATAGTAGGCATGGGTCGTCGGAAACTTGCTGCGTTCGGTCACGGTGGTCGGCACGAAGCCCACCGAAGCGGCGCGGAGGGCGCCCGCCTTGAGTAGCCCAGCGACGATGATCGCGCGCTCATGCCCCGGAACAGGGGTCGGCACGAAGTCGCCCATCAGCATCCCACGTTCGACCCGAACGTTCATCCACTTGCCCACCGGAAACTCCCAGGTGTTGTGGTTGTAGGGGGCGATCGGGTTGGCCTGGAACGCTTCGAGATCCCAATCCTGCTCGACGATGTCCTCGGCCCGGTCGGGCGCGGCGGCCGACATCACGAAGGGGTAACGCTCGGGGTTGTCGTCGCTGGGCTTGTCTTCGTCCTCGCCCTCGCCGGGGCTCATCGCATCGGGCAGCGCCCGCAGCATGACCGACCGATAGAGCGCCGCCGGGGGTGCCTCGCCGGGTAGGGTCTGGCCGCCCTCGACGCGCTCGGCATAGCGGCGGGTGACCTGCTCGGGGGTCGCAACGCAAGCGGCGAACGTCGTGGTCATCGGGCTAGTCCTCGTCTTCGTCGTCGAGTAGGATGGGCTTGGTGCGGCATCGGCAGTTGATGTCCTGTCGGGCGATCCCAAACTTGCCGGGGAACGGCGCGCTTGCACCAGCGTCTTCGCCCGACTCTATCACGAACATACCACCGGGCGCAACACGGGTGCCGTGCAACCGACGGTGCGAACGCTCGGGGAAGGTCGGGATCGGCGCCTTGACCCACTCGACCATGAGCGGCACGCCCATGTCGGCGGCTTGGTTGTATGCCAGCGCGCTGCCGGCGTTGAGGGCGTGGGCGCTCTCCGTTCGGGCGATGGTTAGGGCGCGCGCCGGGCTGAACGCTTGCGACTCATACAGGTCGTTCTGGATCTCGCCGATCGACTTGCCTTCGGTGAGCCCTTCCCGGATGGTCGCCTCAACCTCGCGCTTGGTGGTCTCGTTGACGTAGGTGACCTGCTCGGCGAGCAGGCCGGGCGCCGGGCTGATCGTCGGCTCCCAAGCGATCGGGCCGAGGACGGCTTTGAAGATGCCCCAACCGACCTTGACCACGCTTTCGACGGCGGTGCGGATCAGGCCGCCGATTAGGCTCGCCTCGGCGGCAACGCTGAACAGGGCGGCGATGTCGTCGATGCCGAAGACCTTGTGGACGGTGCCAGGGAGGGCCATCAGTCGGGATTGACCGTCAAGGGCCTCGGCCGTCGCCACGAACCGCGCCACGATCCGGTCTCGCTGATCGGTGAGGGCGCCGGCCCAGGCGCGCGCCATGATGCGGTCGCCCTCTTTCAGCGCCTTCGCCCATGCGGCTGCGTCCTGGCGGTCGCTGCGCTTGGCTGCGCGGGTGACGATGCCGGGGGTGGCCCTGTGAGCGCGCTGGCGACGCTTGGGCTTGCGTGCGGCCATGATGCGGTCTCGGCGCACGCGGGCCCACGTCCTGCCGCTGTCGCCGCCCCAGAGCAGCCACGCGATCCACCCGGCGGACGGCGCCGAGGCGTCGCCCCAACCGGGCGCCGACGAGTCGACGGCGTGCCGGGCGAAGTAGGAGTACATCTTGAGGATCGTTCGGTCGCTCAAGTTGGCACGGTTTGCGATGTCGCGGGCGCGAGCGACGCCAACGGCGGTCCCGCCGCGGCCAAACTCGCGCCGAAGCTCAAGCCCGCGCGCCGCGTTCGCGGCCATCGCTCGGGTCGGCTTGCGGTCGAGGCCGCTGATGTCGCGCTCGATCACGCCATCCCCGAAAGCTCATCGGCGACGCTGGCCAGCTCGGCGAGGGCGGCGGCCTTGTCTTCGGCGCTCGCCTTCGAATCGCGCAGAACGTCGAGGGCCACGTTGATGTCGTCGCCAAGCTCGGCCATTGGGTTTGGGCCGTCTTCGGTGGGGTCGTCGGTCGCGTCTTCGTTGGCGCCGTCGTTGGTCGGGGCTGCGCCGGGTTGGGGCGACGGGGCCGACTCGAACGCATCGGGCGCGACCTCCCAGCCCTCATAGGCGTAGGCAGCCGCGGCGCTCATGCCGTTGGCGATGTGTTTGCCAATGCGGTCAAGGACGGCGGTCTGCGCGACTTGCAGCGCGGGCACGCCGTCGAAGGCGTGCTCGACGGTCAAGGTAGGGTCGCCGTCGATGCGGCGGACCAAGGCGGTCAGGGCTTCGTCGAAGGGCGCCACGGTGCCCTGTAGCTGCGTCCAATAGGCCGTCATCTGCGCGTCGGACGTGGCCCAAGTGTTGGCCCCATCGACGCCCAGGCGAACCGGGGGCACACCGAGAACCGCCATCACGGTCCCCCGAATCCATGCGCGCTGTTGGGGGCCCTCCATCTCGCGCGGGGCCCAACCCAAGATGTCAAGCTCCGACTCGCCTTCGCCAGTGACAGCGACGCCGCCGTCCGCCTTCGTAAACAGGCTGGTGATCGTGTCCTTGACGATCGCGACCTGCGTTGGACTCCAACGGCCCGACTTCGGCCGGTAGATCGCCGAGGGGCGGCCGGCACTGGCGGCGCGGGCGGCGGCTTTGGCGAGGGCTTCGTCGGCGGTCAGGTCGCTGTGTAGGACCTGGGTTGCGCCGATGCCGGTGAGGATGTCCGGGCTGTCGAGGTAGCCCAGCGATAGGGTGGCGATGACCTGCTCGGGGCTGTACTGGATCAGCCGGTCAAGGCCGATCTCATACCCGATCGGGGTGCCGTCGGCGCCGGGGACGGGCTTCACTCGGTTCGGGTGCTGCCACCGAACGCCGATGGGTTGGCCCTTCCGCAGAGACGAGATCAGCAGGACCGACGTGGAGCGCCCGACCAACACCTGATCGCGGATCATCAGCTTGCGCCACGTTCGCGCGCCGAGGCCCGTGTTGGCCAGCATCGTGTGAAGCCAATGCCCTTCGACGACTTCCTCGCCGCGCATCACGCGGATCGGCAGGCCGGCGAGGTCGCTGGTGATCGCCTCGATGCAAGCGTAGACGACCGGGTGCGCGATCGCGGACAGCGACACCTCGGGCGAGTAGCGCGAGGGCACCGCGGCCGACGCCGCATAGTCGCCACCGGCGACGACTTCGGGGGTCGTCTCCACGGTGCCGACCAAGCCAAGAGCCCGGCCCACAGCGGCCCAGGCGCGACCCAGCGCAGACGGAGAGGCGACGGTGAGGGCGGTGGAGTCGTTGGGGGGGCTCATGCGGCCAATGCTACCACGAACGCGCCAACGCCGCAACGTGGGGCCCTACTCGGCTTCGTCGGGCTCGCTGGCCTCGCGCGGGAGGGGCAGGTAGCCACAGAGGTAGCGCAGCGCGTCGTGGGCGTGGTCGTCGCCTTTGGTCTTGAGTTCCAACTTTCGGCCCTCCAGCCACGTCAGGCGCCGGATCTCTCGGATCAGGTTGGTGCAGCAGTCGTGAATGACCAGGGCCGGCGTCGATAGGGTCGGATGCAAGGCGAACCGCGAGAACAGCGCGTTGAACGTCTTTTTGACGTCCTTCTTGGCTGGGGAACAGGCGATGTCGTACTCACCGGCCAACGTGTTCCGGGCGCCGAGGTCTTCGGGGTCGGCGATGATGACGGCGGGCATGTCGGTCGAGAAGCCCGAGCCCCCGCAGACGTGACAGCCGGTGCCGTGGGTCGCGCGGCGCACGATCCATGCGTGCCAAGCGTCGGAGCCGATGGGCTGCGACGTGTAGCAGGTCGAGCAGGCGTTGATCCGGCTGATCGCCTCGGCGTGTTCCCTGATGGTCATGCCCGCTTCGTACCGCTCTCGGTAGATGTGGACGACGTCGTTGGCTTCATCGTGGGCGGCCCAAAGCATCGCGAACGGGGCGCGGGTGCCGAAGTCGATCGACCCGTAGCGGGTCCAATGGGCCGGCGGGTCGAAGGCGGGCAGGACGTAGGGGGCCGACGCGCTGAACGTCGGGTGAACGGCGCCCTCCAGAGCCACGATCTCGCCGCGCAGGCGGGCCCGGCGAACGGCCTCAGGTTGGTTCGCCCACTTGCCCTCGATGACGATTGGGCTGACGTGGGGGTTGTCGATCGCGTGGAGGAAGCCGACGTAGAGCCGCGGCGGGCAGGGCTCGCCTTTGTCAAGGTGCCGAAGCTGCGCCTGTAGGAACGCAGTCCAGCCCGACAGCGGGGTCATCGACACGAAGACCATCCCGTCTTGGTCGGTCGTTCGGGTCATGATGCTTTGGTAGCCGGTTGGGCTCTGAATCTCCTCATCGACCCATGCATACCGGATGTTTGCGCCCTCAAACGGGTTCTTGGCGTTCCCCTCTGATCCCGCCATGCTGGCGGCCTTGAGCACGATCTTGCCGCCGCCGGGCAGGCGCACTTCGGCCTCTGCCTCGCCGTCCCAGTTCCGGCGCTTCGACCCTTCGGGCAGGTATGCGTCGAGCTTCGGCCGCTGGATCTGGCGGCTCATGCTGAACGTCTGGCTGACCGCCCACACAAGGCCGGGCCCTCGGTGCATCCGGCCGAGGCTTAGGCCGTTGAGCTTCGCCCATGCGATCGTGTCGGGGTGGTCTGCCCCTTGCACCCATGCGACCGTGAGCTGCGCGCCAAGCTCGGTCTTGCCCGTCCGGTTGCCGCCGAGGGCGAAGACCTGCTCATAGTCTCCGTCGAGGATGGCTTGGGCCAACGCGATCTGCGACGTGCGCTGCTCGACGACGCCGCAGCCGGGGCAGCGGTGGCCCATGCCGCTGCCGGGGATCGCGACCATCGGCAGGCCCCGGCGCGACTTCGGGGGCGCCGGTGCGCGAGGGTCGGGGTGCGGGCAGGTGCGGCACTCGGGCGCCCATAGGCGGGCGTAGGCCAGCGGTCGGGTCTCGCGCTCGGCGACATAGACCTCGGCTTCGGCTTCGGCGTCCTCCAACAGCGCGAGCAGGCGCGAGGGCACCCGTAGCCCTCGGCTGGTGTACGTCGCGATCTTGGCGTGCAAGTCGTCGAGCAGGGCAGCAAGGTCCGACATTACTCGTCCTCGGCGTCTTCGTCCTCGCCTTCATCGTCGTCGGTCGCGTCCGGGATCGTGGACAGCGCGGAGCCCAGGCGCGCGGCAAGGCGCGCGATCCGCACCTCGGGGTCTTGGGTCTGGCCGTCGCTGACGACTTCAAGGATCTGCGTCTTGCCTACGCCGATCCTGTCGAGGATGGAGTTGGCGGCGGCTACGCGGGCGCCCGGCTGGGCTTCCTTGTCTCCGGCGACCTCGGCGAGCGCCTTGACTGCGATGTTTCTGACTCCGCGCAGTTTGCCCCGGACTTCCTTGCTGATCTCGGCGCTGCGCCGGTCAACCTCAGCCTTGACGCGCGGATCGACCATAGCGCGATCGACGCCGCGCTCCGAGAGGCCCGAGAAGACCGCGGCCTGTTTGCGGGTCATGCCGTTGGCGATGGCTTCGCAGAGCAGAAGGCGGCGCTTGGTCAGGGTGGTGTCATGGGCGACCGTCATAGGGGCCTCGGCTTGCGGTGTTCGGGGGAGAGGATCATCGGCACGGTCTTAGGCCAGTCGATCTTGTGGTGGATGCGGTAGCTTGGTGACCGTGGGTCTCCTAACTCTCCGATTGAAACCGAAGATGGTTGCACCATCACGGTGTAGAACGACTTCGCATAGGTGCCGCTATCGAGGTAAATGTCGGTAAGTCCGCCGCTTTGGGCTTGGGTGGCTTGTTGATTTAGTTGTGCAGCCATGACGGTTAGCATGATGCCGCCAGTAGCGCCGTGGCTGACGTAGGTGTTTACGTCGTCGTTTAGTATGCCCCGAAACAAGAACCGACGATCGGCCCTGCAGAAAAACGAGTTCATGGCCTTTCGTCTGGCTGTGTTGTCGGCCGATCCCCCAATATGGTCTCCGCCTTGAGAGAAGGCCACACAGAGGGCGCCAGACGTGTCAAGGAACGACAGAAACAGGTCGCAGATGCTATCGAACGTTCGCCTAACCCCTGCAACGCAGTAGTTTCCGGCTGAGTCGAACCGCAGATAGAACCCGCTGTAATCGTCGTCAAGCTCCAGAAAGTACGTCAGCCCGAGCCGCTCGGCGAGGTCATGGCAGAAGTTGCGCGCGTAGATGACCGAGCGCCGGTCGTTGAAGTTGTTCATCTCGTCGAAGGTCGGCGCGATGGCCGCCTTACTGAACGTGACCACCTGATCGCCATAGTTGGCGCGGTACTGGTCGCCCGCCTTGTCTTCGTCGTCGATGACGATGTAGATGCGGCCCGTGTAGCCGGCTTTGCGAAGGCTCGCATAGGTCTTGACGTTGTCGGGTCTGCCGTGGGTCAAGATGAAGCAGGCGAAGTCATCACGCATCGGAGGCCCCTGCGGCTGCGGCGCGCTCGCTGTCGGCCAGGGCCCCCAGCCGCTCGGTGAGGTGAACGAAGCCGTTTTCGATGGCCTTGTCGAAGTCAATGATCACGAGCGCCGACCGCTCGAATAGGTCTTGCACCTCCGCGGGCTGGTGGCAGTAGAGTTCGGCGATGTTCCGATAGTTGAAGACGGTGTGGCGCCGGGCCGCGGCGCGAAGGAAGGCGGCAAGGTCGGGCGCGAGACCCGCGGAGTCGATGTCCCGGATCAGGGCTGCCGTCTTCGCTTCGCCGTAGCAGTCGCCGAGGTCGGGTGCGTTGCCCTTCGGGGTGTAGATCGGCGCCTTGACCTTCTTGGTGTAGGTGTCGGAGAGGGCGGCCGGCTTCTCGGGCTCCACGTTGACAGTCGGACCCGCGGCGCCCTTCGACTCGGGGGTGACGATCTCGGCCTTTGGCGCCGGGCCGGTGTTGATGGGGTCGGGCCCGATCTCGCCACCATCGTCGAGGCCGTCGATCAGGCGGCTCAAGTCGTCGTCGCTGAACCCCAAGCCCGAGAGGTCGAACGCCTCGGCGTCAAGCTCCCGAAGCACCTCGGCCAACAGCGGCGAATCCCAGTCGGCCAGCTCGCCGAGCTTGTTGTCGGCCAGGGCGAGGGCGCGCGCCTGCGCGGGGTCGAGGTCCATGTAGCGCACGAGCACCTTGTCAAGCCCCAGGCGCTGCGAGGCTGCATAGCGGGTGTGGCCTGCGATGATCACGCCATCGGCCCGGCGGACGATGATCGGCGACGAGAAGCCGAACCGCTTGATCGAGCCTGCGACTTCGTCGATGGCCTCCGCGTTCTTGCGGGGGTTCCGGTCCCACGGCTTGATCTCGCTGATCTCAACCCATTCTGCGTCTGCCACTTCCGCCCCCGTTCAGCCCCATCGTCTCACGTCACCAGCGGCCCCACAATCGACGCCGCCAGTCCTCCTAACTCTACCCCTACGCCACCGCCTCAAGCGGCCCACAAGGCCCCTGAGCGACCCAGGCGCCGGCACGCGGCCCCAGTTCCTCAGTGGTCACCGGAGCCGCGATCGACCCGTACAGCTCGGCCACCGCTCCAGCCCACATCGCCGACGTCGAGCCGCTGATCGCCCCGCGCGCCTGCGACAGCAGCGCCACAGTCCGCCGCCCGCCCCGGACATTCAGCCGATCGCTCGACAGCGCAGCCACGGGCGCAACCGACGACGGGCGGCCCGCGCCGTGGGGCTCAGGCAGCGAGGGCACGACGCCCCGATCATTCAACGCAGAGGCCAGGACCAGATCGATCAGGTCGCCGACACCGGCGTCAGGGTCGCCCTCGCGCAGCCACCCGAGCAGGGCGACCGCTTGGCGGCGTGTGGTGGCGGATTGGTAGATCGTCGTTGTCGTCGGCATGGGTGGCTCCGTGGTTCGCCCTCAGTCTACCACGTTCGGCGACGGCGCGCAATAGGGCGGCGCCATCACGCATGGGACCGCCCGGTTTATGCACGCGGTTACAAGATCTGCCCCGAAAGTTACAAAGGCTTGTAACCGTGTAACCGTAGCTTCATCCTGCCCTTTCACCGAATCCGCAGAAACCGGGTTACAAGGGTTTGTAACCGTGAGAAGGTAGCTTCATCCTGCGCTTTCGCCCGATTTCGCCCTCGGGTTACAACTATGCACAACAGCATGGTCACTCCTGGGGGAAGGAAAAACAAGAAGAGAGGGATCTGGCTCTTCTGATTTTTTCCGCGCGCGTAGAGGGTATATGTGTCTTTTGTAACCTGATCTGATTTATTGATGAGAATAGTGTGATGCAGGGCATTCTCACGGTTACAAGCCGTTGTAACCCTTGTAACCCGCGAGACCCGAACCGCATCAGCAGAGCATTCTCAGCGACCCCAAGGGTACAAGGGCTGTAACCGTGGCACCCTCGGGCACGTCCTGCGATGATCTTCGCCGTCCCGCTTGACGCGCCATCGGGCTCGGGCTACCTCTGCGGAGCCTGCTGACCTGGGCGCCCCGCCTGCCCTCTCCGGCTGATCCCCGGAGAGGGCAGGGACAACGGGAACCCGGCTGCCACAGCGGGCGATCCTCGCACCCAGGTCACACGATGCCACACCACGACGGGCTACCCTGCCCCTCGGCGACCTACGCCGCTGCGCGCCGCTCAAGCCACGGCCGCGCCCACCCGACGACATGGCGCCAGCTCCGGCGCGCCCTCACCCGCCACGATCGGGCCCGCACCGAGAAGCTCGACGCCCCATGCTGGGCGCCGCACGTCGCCACCGATGGCCGCCGCTTGGCCTCGGCGATCGTGTCGGTTCACGCCCTCGTCCTCGACTTCGACGACGGGGCCGACGTTCCGGCCGCGATGGGGCTGTTCCCTGATCGCGAGCGGTGCGCCTACAGCACCTACAGCGCCACGCCCGAGGCCCCGCGGTGCCGCCTCGTGCTGCCCCTGGCCGCGCCCGTTGCCGGCCACATCTGGGCCGCTGCGATGCGCCTGATCCTGCGCGACGTGGGGCAGGATGCCAACGCCGCCGATCCGAAGTGCATCGACCCCTCGCGCCTCTACCTCCTGCCATGCCGCGGGCCGGTCGAAGTCGCAGACTACGCCCCCGGCGACCTGCTCGACCTCTCCGAGCACGTCGCCCGCGCCGAGTACGATGCCGAGCTTGCCCGCCTCCACCAAGAGCGCCAACGGGCACAGAGCGCCGCCCGCGCCGTTGCCGCGCGCCAGTGGGCGGCCCGCGCTCCCGACGATGCCGCCCGCGCCGAGCGCGCCGGTCGCGCTGCCCTGCGATCCGACCCCGATGCCCGAGCCCGCGCCGCTGCCGACCTCCGCGCTAAGGTGGTCGAGCGCGACGGCGCCCGCGTGGCGATCGGGCTGCCCTGCCCCGGCTGCGGTCGGCCGGCTGCGTGGTTCTTGATCGACCCTCGCGCCGCGTGGAGCGCCCGTTGCAACCACGTCAAGACCTGCGGCTGGCACGGCCAGATCGCCGACCTGCTCGCCACTCACGGGCTACAGCCCCAAGCCTACGGGGCCTTCCGATGACCGCTCAGCCCGCCGACCGCACCCTCAGCCTCGCCCCGCCCGCCGATTGGGGGATGGAGACCACCGCCGCCCGCGCCCGCCGGGAGCGCGCCGAGGCCATCTTGGCCCCGCTCATTGAGCACGCCGCGAACGAGAACACCGAGCCCGGCGCCCGTCTCGGCGCATGGGCCAAGCTCAAGTCATCGGCCTGCGATCTCGCCGAACTCCTCCACGTCGCCGGCTCCGACGACCTGCGCGACCTGCTCGCCGTCGCCGGCTCGATCCGGGGCGCGACCGCCGACTATCGGGCCCTCAGCGCCGCGATGTCCCGCGTCGAGAAGGACGTCGCCAAGGCCCAGGCCGCCGCTGCCCGCGCCTGGGCCGCAGAGCAAGCCCGCACCGGGCCGCCGCGCCTGTCTGCCCGTGGCGCCGCTGATCGTCTGCTCGAACTCGTACCCGGCGCCGCAGTCGGGGGCGGCTGGGAACTCTCCGACAACGGCGTGATCCACGTCAGCCTCGACGACGAAGGCATCCCCTCCGACAAAGTCAAGGTAGCCGCCACCCGCCCGATCTTGCTCGCCGGCCGCGCGGTGGACGTAGACTCCGGCGAGTACAGCGTCGAAGTCGCCTGGATCAACGAAGACGGCCACGTCGGCCGCGCATGGACGCCTCGGGCTGACGTGATGGACGGCCGCAAGCTGATCGCCCTGGCCTCTCAGGGCGCCCCGGTCTGCTCGCCGACCGCCTCCGACCTGTCCCGCTTCCTCGACTGGTGTGACAGCACTTGGGCTGGCCGGCTGCCCCAGCGCGCCATCGCCGTCCGAATGGGCCACCTTCGGGGCGGCTTCCTCCGCGGTCCCGGCTGGCATCCCGCACCCGTCGCCCCCATCGCCGAGCCCACCGAAGGGGCCGAGCCCGCGCCGCCCGCGCCGGTCCCTCCGCCGGTCCACCTGACCCCACCCGGCGGCTTCGAGGCCCTTGCCGCCAGCATCCACAGCCACGGCACCTACGAGGGCTGGCTCGACGCCTGGGCCGTCACCACCGGCCGCCCCGTCGCCCGCCTCGCCGTCTATGCGTCGCTGGCCTCGGCGATCCTGCCCTGGACAACCGATCGCGGGTGCGTGCTCGACCTCTGGGGCGAGACCAGCATCGGCAAGACCACGGCCCTCAACCTCGCCGCCTCGGTCTGGGCCTCGCCCCGGTCCTACGTCGGCAAGTGGGCCTCCACCATGACCTATCGCGAGCGGTCGGCCGCCGCGCTGTCTTGCCTGCCGCTGTTACTCGACGACACCCGCCAGATCCCGCCGAAGGAACGCGAGCAGATCGGCCAGACGGTCTACCAGCTCGCCGACGGCCAAGGCAAGGGCCGCGGCTTCGTCTTCGGGGCACAGGTTCGGGCCGTTTGGTGCTCCTTCACGATCTCCACAGGTGAAAGCCCCTTGTTGGGCACCTCTCAAGACGAAGGCGCCCGCGCCCGCTGTCTCTCGGTTGAGGGCGCGCCGTTCGAGGCTCGCTCCGAAGCCGTCACCGTGAACCGCGTGACCGAGCGCCATTACGGGCACCTCGGCGCCCGGTTCATCGACGCCATCCTGACCCGAGGCCGCCCCTCCATCGCCGCGCTCTGGGAGGCTGCCGATGCCGTATGGGCCGACCGCCTCGGCGACTATGGCGGCCTGTCCGCCCGCTTGGCCGCGCACCTCGCCGCCATCGAAGTCGCCGCGCTCATTGCCCATCAAGACTGCGGGCTGCCCCTCGCCGACCCCGCCGAAGTCGAGGCCGTCATGGGTGTCGCTGCGACCGCTGCGATCCGGTCGGGCCAAGACGCAGACAAGCCCCTCGCCGCGCTCCGCTCCGTGATCTCGCGTGCCGTCGCCCAACAGGTCGCCTTCTACGGCCGCCACGCGCTCGACCGCGAAGGCGAGCCCCGTGATCCCGCCCTGGGCTGGCTCGGCCAATGGCGCCCCGACGGGGCAACCGACCGCGACCGCTGGCCCTACCTCGCCGTCTCGGCCCACGTCCTGCGCCGCTGGCTCGCCGAAGACCGCTATGACGGGCCCGGCGTGGTCGCTCAGTGGGCTGCCCGCGGTTGGCTGGCCTTGCCGCCATCCGGCAAAGGCCATGACAAGCCCGTCAAGGTCAACGGCCAAAGTATGCGCTGCGTCTGCCTTCTGCGCGATGCCGTTGAAGCTGCGATGTCCGACGGGAGCGCCGAATGAACGCCCCGGCCGCCCCCTCGACCACGTCGCCCGGCCTCACTCCCACCGAGGCCGCCGAGCTACGCCGCAAGGCCCGTGCCTGCCTTGACCTCGCCGCGAGCAGCACCCATCCGGCCGAGCGAGACAGCGCGACGACCGCCGCCGACCGCCTAAGCTCCCGCCTGATCTCCGCGGGCCTGCCCGGCATCAAGGGCACACCCTCCGAGGCCGCCAGGGCCGCCCACAAGGCCACAGGACGGCGCCGCGCCCCGAAGCCGGCCGCAGACCCGCCCCCGCCAGAAGCCGGCGTCCTGGCCCGCGTGGAGCGCCCACAGGCCACCCCAGCGCCACGGCACCGCCCGCGCCCTGGACAGCCCATCCCCGCCGACCCGCCGCGCAACCTGCGCCGCTGGCAAGCCGAAGCCATGCCGATCGTCCGGCGCGCCTTGGGGCGGATGGTCACCCCGGATGGCGAAGCTGTCGCCCGACCTCTGCGCCCGGTGGTGTCGGCCTTCATGGGCGCAGGTAAGTCCGTGTTTCTGGCCGAACTTGCTCGGCTCTGTGCAGTCAAGGGGTTTACCGTCGTCGTCGCCACCCCACGCCAAAAGCTCGTGAGGCAGCTCGGCGAGACCATTCAGGCGTTTGTGCCCGACACCGGCCTCGTGATGTCGGGCTATCGCCAGCCTGCCCAGGTCATCGTCGCTTGCTTCTCATCCCTTGAGCAGACCCGCGCGATCCTCGCCGAGACCGGCCGCCGCTGCGACCTGCTGATCGTCGATGAGTGCCACGGCTCCGAGGCCCCGAACCATCAACGGTCGATGCTTGCCCTTGAGCCCCGATGGATGGTCGGCGTCACCGCAACCCCATTCCGAAGCGATGAGGGCGAGCGCCTAAGCCTATGGGATGAGGCCGTTTATCGCTACAGCTTCTCGGATGGCCTGCGCGACGGCGTCGTGACCTCGATCACCCCGATCCACTGGTCAGACGACTGCATCCCACACCTGCCCGACCCGAAGACCGACCCCGAAGCCCTGCCTTTGGAGGACGGCGCCCCGGCGGTCGACGACGCCCTGATCGCCATGTTCAAGCGCCACGGGCTACCCGGTCCTACCCTCACCAATGCCGTGAGCATCGCCGAGGCCGACTCTTTCGCGCAGCGCCTGACCCGCTACGGATGGACCGCCGCGAGTATCCACAGCCGCTTGACCTGGGCCGAGCAGGCCGACCGGATCGAAGCCCTCCGAACCGGAGCGATCGACATCTTGGTTCACGTCTCCATGCTCTCCGAAGGCGCCGACTTCCCTTGGCTCGCCGCGCTGGCCTTCCGTCGCCGCGTGGGCGCAAAGGTGCGCCTCGTGCAAGAAGCGGGCCGAGTCTGCCGCACCCATCCCGGCAAGGCAACGGGCTACATCTTCGACCCGATGGCCCTGCTCGCCGCCCACGGACTACAGCACCCCGAAGCCCTCGGCGCCGCGATCGACGAAGCGGACCCCGAAGACGGCGAAGACGAAGCCAAGCGCCGCGACCCTGACGAACCCGAAGAGGCGGGCCCGCCGCCGCGCGCCGTTCTGCTCGCCAGGGTGGACGCCTGGGCGCTGTCTCTGATCGAGGGCCTGAGCCAGACCGGCCGCCTTGACGCCAAGAACCGCGAGCACCTGCCCTGGATGATGCGCGAGCTGCGCAAGGGTGGCCGAGTCCCGCCGACGGGTAAGCAATGGCAAGCGATCGGCCGAGCCATCGCGAGCAACGGGTTCCGGCGCTACCCCTGCGCCGCGACTCGTGACGCCATCAAGCGCATCGTCGGCCAAAAGGCGCTCACCAAGCCCCAAGCCGCCGTCTTGCTGACCGCGCTCGGATGGGTTGCCCAGAACGTCTCGGTCTTCGCCCCGTGGCCCGCCGACCTGCCGATCCCGCCAGCGCCTGCCTAATCTCGCCCCGCGCTATTGCGCCCCTCCGCCCACCGCGCTACACTCCACAAGTCGGCAAGACCACCCCGGCACGGAGCCCCCATGCTCACACCCGAAGAGATCGACGCCATCGACGCCGCCGAAGACGCCCACGTCGAGGCGATGACCGGCGATCAGATCCGCGCCGCCCTCGTCCCCTACGTCCACCACCTGCGAGTCGTCCACCCCGAGTCCGCCCGAGAGCTGCTCGACGGCTTCGGCACGACCGGCGACCGCTGGATCGCCACCTTCCGCGGCCCGACCCGCTTCGGCTGGCCAGGCAGGCGGTATCCCCAGTCCGTCGCCGCGCAGATCGTGGCGCTGCTCGCCCAGCTCGACGACCTGCAAGCCAAGACCGCCCTCGCGTACCGCAAGACCCAGGAGACCCCATGACCGTCAACAAGTGCATCCTCGTCGGCAACCTCGGCCGCGACGCCGAGATCCGCAACACCGGCGGCGGCACGACCATCGCCAACCTCCGCCTCGCCACCACCGACCGCCGCAAGGCCCAGGACGGCACTTGGCAAGACCACACCGAATGGCACGCCGTCGTCGCCTTCGGCAAGACCGCCGAGGTCATGGAGAAGTACGGCAAGAAAGGCAAGATGCTGTATGTCGAGGGCCGCATTCAGACCCGCGAGTACACCGACAAAGACGGCAACAAGCGTTGGTCCACCGAGATCGTGGCCAATGAGATCAGGATGCTGGGCGGCAAGGGCGAAGGCGAAGGGCAGGGCCAGTCCAGCGGCGCCGACCGCAGCCGGAGCGCCCCGCCGACCGGGCAGCGCCAGCGCCAGCCCGAGGCCCCGGCGCAGTCGGACGGCTGGGGCGGTGGCGACGAAGAGTTGCCCTTCTGACCCCACGGAGCCGACCCCATGACCCCCGAACCCCGCTGGACCTCTCCCCTCACCGGCTCCGAAGTCTACGAAGCCGACGCCCGCGCCGTTGCCGCCACCCTCCCCGACGGCATCGCCTCGGCGGCCATCCTCGACGGCCCCTATGGCATGGGCAAGGCGGCCTGGGACCGCGTGCCCCGCGGCGGGTCGCTGCTCGACCTCTACCGCGACCACCTCGCCGACGTGGGGCGGGTCTGCGCGCCGTCGGCGTCGCTCTACGTCTGGAACACCGCCGAGGGCTGGGCCGAACTCCATCCGGCGATCCTGGCGGCGGGATGGACATTCCGCAGCCTGATTGTCTGGGACAAGATGACACCCCCAAGTCTTATCAGCTGGAAGTCTGCTTGCTCGTGGCCGGATTCGCACGAAGTCTGCGGCTTCTACCAGCGCGAGGCGTGGGCCCCAAACACCAGCGCCGGGCAGCAGATCGGCTATGCCGCCGGGCGCGACGACCGCAACTGGGTTCGCCCGTGGCTCGCCGCCGAGTGGGCCGCGGCCGGGCTCAAGATGCGCGACGCCGATCGGGCCCTCGGGACCAACGGCATGGCCGGGCACTACTTCCAAGCGTCCCAATGGTCCCTGCCGACGTGGGACGCCTTCAAGCGCCTCGCCGAGCACGCCGCCGAGCATGGGCCGCCCCGCGCGGTCCCGTACCTGACCCTTGAGCGGTTTGCTGGGGCTGACGGCCTCGCCGCCACCTACGACCACCTCCGCGCCGAGTACGACCACCTCCGCGCCACCTACGACTACCTCCGCGCCGAGTACGAGGCCAGCCGCGCGGTTTTTACCATGCCCGAGCCGGTTGGTACCGTCTGGCAGGTCAGCACAGGCGCACTAAGCAGAGAGACGCTGCGCTCTGACAAGATGACGCCCAACATCCTCAAAAGCGACGGACTCAAGCGCGAAGCCCTCCACCCCTGCCAGAAGCCCCTCGCCTTCGCCGAGCGCATGATCCGCGCTTCAACCCGGCCCGGTGACGTCGTTTGGGTGCCCTTCGGCGGCACCTTGCGGGAGGTGGTCGCCGCCGAGCATATGGCCCGGCGCGACCCGGCCGAGGCCCGGCGCGTCATCGCCTGCGAACTGAACGCCGACGGCGCAGACTACATCGGCCCGGCGCTGGCCCAAGCGGAGGGGCGGTCCCTGCTCGACGTGGCCCCGGCGCAGGTCTCACTCTTTGGAGCATCACGATGACCGAACCCATCCCGCGCCGTGTCCGCATTTTCGTAACGCCTATGATTGGCGACCGTTTCTGCGGCTGCATTACGGACGCAGAGAACACCAACATCACACTACACCTTGGCCCCAAGTGTGCCTCGATTGCCTCGGCCACGTCTGCGGCGACGGCGATCGCAAAAAAGAAGGGCTGGACAGTGGCGCCAAGGCACCGCCAAGGGTAGATGACTCCGCGCCGCGCGGTGCTCACGGGTCCGTTCAGCCCTACCTCACGCCGCAAAGCGCATGGTCGACTTGTCCGGCCAAACAGCAAGCCGACCCCGAACCCCGCTGGCGACAACCGGCGGGGTTTCGCGCATCTTCGGCATGGTCCACCCACGCGCAAGCCCCAAAGAAGACGGCCGCCCCGAGTCACCGGAGCGGCCGTCGGGCCGGGGCTACTCACCCCGGCGTGGTGTCGCCGCCTATCGCAGCTCGCACGCCCCGCCACCGCAAGCCAGGGTTTGCGCCCCCTCGCTCACGCCGGTCTCGTACTCAGCGAGCCGGCCCCAATCGACGGCGGGGAGCGCGGCAAGGCGGGCCTCGTACTCGTCACGGGTCAGCGACGTCCGGGGCTGCCCGTAGTAGACCGCGCCTTCGTCGGGAAAAAAGCTCACGCCGCCCAGCTCGCCCGCGTCGCCCCGCTCCCAGATCCGCTCCTTGACGCCGTCCCATTCATCGGGCCGCACGTTGACGGTGACCGACTGGTTGTGGCCCTTCTCGCCCAGCCACCCCCGGTTGACCACGTCGAGCCGATCGAGCAGGCCCAAGGCCGTCTCCTGAGTCCGCAAGAGCGCCCCCGGAGCTGCACCCATCGGGAACTCAAAGAGCCACGCGCTCGGCTCGGTCGCCCCCGGCTCCGACGGGATCGCCGGCACCCCGGCCTCGCGAAGCACCGCGCAGATCGGCGACTGCGCCGACACCGTGATCCGCTGTAGATAGTACCGATCGTGGTGCGCGTGGATGCCGCTGGAACAACCCAGGAAGGCCGAGCTGTTGCCGTCGGGCTTGCCGCACGTCACCCCGGCCGCCTGCGAGATCCCGAAGATCCCGGCCCACCAAGCGTTTGCATCGACGGCGAGCGCGTTGAGGCTGGCCAACTTCGCGACCGACGACGTGACCTGGGGGCAGTCGGCTTGACCGCTGAGCCCGACACCGAGCAGCGCATCCCGGCGCGTGATGTCAGTCCACCCCGCCCGAAGGCCGTTGAAGCGCGTACACGAAGCCTGCAAGGTGCCCAGGAAGGCAGCCAAAGCGACCTTGGCGCGGGCGCTTTCGAGGTCATCCCACGGCCGGAGGATGACGTTGGTCAAGTTGCAGAACTGCCCGCCGCCGTCGCCGCCCATCGGGTCGGCCGCATCCTTCCAAGCCAAGCCAATCTCGACGCACGGGTTCGCTCGCAGATCAACGCCCCGGTAGCGCATCCGGGCCGGCGAGAAGATGCCCCGCTCGCCCGCGTTCGACGTCTGGAGTACCGCCCACTCCTGATCGAAGTCGGCCCTCCGCGTGCCCTCCAACCACACCCAACTGTTGTTGGCCTGCGTCCGCTCGGCCGGGATGGTCGCCCCGAGCCCATAGGCCGCCGGGTAGTGCTTCGCCCAGCGCATCTTGACGTCGTCGCGGTCGCTGAACGAGATCATCGCCGAGCGCCGAACCCCGCCGACCTGGACAGCGCGGGCCGCGAGGCAGAGCAGGTCGTGAACCTCGACCGTGGTGAGCTGCCGCCGCTCAAGCGCGGCGCGCTGGATTGACATCCGCAGCCCTCTCAGGTAGCGCCGCAAAGGCTCCGGGCCGGACGCCTCGCCACCCTTGGTCTTGAGCTTCGCGCCAGCGGGCCGGATCTGCGAGAAGTCAAACATCACATCCCGACCATCAAACCACGTCAAGACGCCGACCTCGACCGCGTTCCGCCACCCTTCGGTGCTGTCTTCGACGACATGAGTCCCGCCGACCCACTCATCGTCCCCCTCAACCCCGTCAACCCACCCCTCGCACGGCACCTCCGGGATCGGCAACTTCGCCACGAACTGCTCTTCGACGCTGAACCCGAACCCGGTCCCGTGCATGAGGACGTAGAGGCTTTCCCAGAAGACCGCGACGCTGTCCGCCGGGGCGAAAGCGCAGTTGTAGAGGGCGATGTCGTTGCTGTCGAGCACGTCACCGGCCGACCACAAGGCGCGCATCGAGGGCATCACCTCGCGCCGAAACACCGCCCGGACGGCCTCCCGAAGCTCAGCCTCGGCGCCCGCGTCATCGGTCGTGAGGCTCAAGCGGTGGAGCATGTAGGCCCCCCATCGGATCACCGTGTCTCGCCAAGACTCTCGGACGGCATCGGCCTTGACCTTGGCATAGGTCCGCAGCCGCACCACCTCCGAGGCCAGCCGCACCCCGGCGGGCAGGCCCTTGAGTCCGTCGTCGTCGCTGAGATCGGCCAGCCATTCGGCCACCTCGGCCATGCACCCCGCGCGGTTCTGCTCCCACGTCAAGTCAGTCTCACTCGACGGCACGCGCTCACCCCGAGGCCCTACCACCCGATCGAGCGCCCCAGCGCCCATCACCACGTCACCCATGCACACCTCCGGCGCCGTCTGGCGCCCGCAGACGCCCGCCCCCACCGCGCCCCGACGGGGCCCCGATCGGGCGGGCAGACCAGTAGCGTAGCCCAGCGGAGTGCCGGGCCCACGCGGAAAATCAGCTCAGTCGAGCCGCATGGGCATCACGACGAAGACCGCATCCTCGCGCCCGTCGGGCCGGATGATCACCGGGTCAAGCGCCCCGCTCCCCATCTCGATCCGCACCTCGGCCGCCTTCGTCGCGCCGACCACGTCGAGCAGATACCGGGCGTTGAAGCCCGTCTCCATCGGCGACCCGTCGAGCACGCAGGCGACCTCCTCGACGACGCTCCCGGCCTTCAGATCCTGCGCCGACACAGTCAAGGTGCTCTCAGTGAAGGCCATCCGAACCGACGTGTTCCGATCTGAGGCCATGAGCGCCGCCCGCTTGAGCGCCGCCGACAGATCAGCCCCGCCGACCGTCGCCACGCGCTTGGGTCCGCCACCGGGCAACACCTGCCGATAGTCGGGAAACTCGCCCTCAACCAAGACGCCCGACAGCTCGACGTCCCCGCACCGCGCCGAGACCCAGCGCGCGCCGATCGACAGCGTCCACTCTTGCTCGGCGCCGCTGATCAGCTTGCCCAACTCGGCGAGAAACGCCCGGTTGAGCAGCTTCTTGCGCGACCCCAGCCCGACGCCAGCCGAAGCCGGGCCTTCCGACCACGACAGCCGGCTGCCGTCCGTGGTCGCGAACCGCAGCCGCGCCCCACCATCCGGGCCAGCCTCGACCGACTCGACGAGCAGGCCGTTCAGGCCGTAGCGGTTGGGGTCGTCGCAGATCGAGAACATCGTCTCAGCGATCATCCGGCCCAGGTCGCCGCCCTTGATCGTGGTCACGTCGGCCGGGCCCTCCGCGTCGCCGCCGCTGGGCGGGTAGTCCGCGGCGTCATCGGCGTTGAGCCGGTAGCGCGACCCGCCGCCCTTGACCTCGACGATCCCCTTCCCGGTCTTGCCGCTGAGCGCCAGCGCCACGTCACCGCGGGGCAGGCCGCCGACCACGTCTGCCAGCCGCCGGGCATCGACCGCGACGTCGCCGCTGTCGAGCACGCAGTCGAGCCCCAGGCTGACCCGCTGGATCAGGGTCATCGTCCCCGACGAAGCGGTCACGGTCAAGACCCCGTCATGCCCAGCCGACAGCAGGACGCACGACAGGATCGGCCGGTCGGCCTTGGCGGGCGCGACCGCTGAGGCCCGGCGCAGGATCGGCCCGAGCACGCCGATGGGTGCGTTGATGGAGAGGGTCATCGGTCATCCCCTTCGCCGACGATCACGCCGCGATTGTCCCGGTCTTCGAGCTTGCGGATGTTCCGGCAAGCGATGTCGGACAAGCTCAAGCCAAGCTCATTGGCGCACGCGCTGATCTGCCAGAGCACGTCCCCAAGCTCAAGGGCGAGCGCGTCTTCGGGCAGGTCGGCCCCCTGGCGCATGGCTTTGGCGACCTTACCGCAGACCTCACCCGCCTCCTCGGCCAAGGCGAAGAACGGGTAGAGCTGCATCCCCCAATGCTCCGGGCTCTCGCTATACCGCGAGAACCTCCGCGCTTCCTCCTGATACCACTCCATCGACACATCGCTCATGCTGCCCTCCGTCGCCGCCGACCCGGTCCCTCCGAGCCCGCCGCAGCGCCCGACCACCTTACCCCGGCGTCGCCCCCAGCGCAATAGCCGCGCGCCACAAACACCAAAGAGCCGACCATCACGGCATCCTCAACAATCTTCACACTTTCTATCGGCCAGCTATTGCGCGCCCTGACGTGGCCCGATAGGCTGGGGGTGTCGGGAGCGCGGCGCACGAAGCGCCCAGCCCGACCGGAGCAGACTATGATCACCATGACCATCGGACAGCGCAACCCCTCGATCTCTGTCAAGAGCCTTCTGTCCATCATCAACCCGAACCGGTGGGAGCCGCTGGACACCGCGCTGACTGCCAAGGTCACCGGCGCCCGCAAGAACGGAGCGACGGCCACCTTCCGCCGGATGCTGGGCATTCACGACCTCGCCTATGGGCCGCGCTACCACACGATCATCGGCGAAGTGTTGATCAACAACATCGAAGGCGTGCGCGTCGCCCGCTGCTACGATGTGTTTGTGCAGCGCGTCAAGCCGACCCGTGGGGGTCACCGCTTCTTCTGGCGGACCTTCCCGATGAGCGCAACCGACGCCGAGATCCTGGACAGCGCCAGCAAGGAGGTTTCGGCTCGGGCGTTCCTGAGCACCCGAACCGGGGGAACCGCTCCGGCCGCCACGGTGCCGCGGGCGATGAGCGAGTCTGAGCTGGGCGAGGCCGCGAACCTGCTCTTCGGTCAGTGCAAGACCGAGGCGACGACTCCCCAGGCCGCCAAGCCGACCCCCTCACCCAGCGCCCCGGTCGCGCCGCCGGTCGATCAGCCGCAGCCGATCAAGTTGGCCGTCGACGTCAAGGCGATGAGCGACGACGACTTGATCGCCGCCATCAAGTCGCGCCGAAAGGTCTTGACCGCTCTGGAGTATGAGCGCGACCTCCGCGTTCGCTCGGCTACCAACCTGATCGCCAAGCTGAAAGCCTAAACCCCTTCCTCCACGCCGCAGAGTCCCATCGGCGCGGCCCTCTGCGGTGGTCTGCCGCCGCGCCGACGCTGGCCACGATCCGGCCCCGTGCCGCCCGCCCCACGGTCACTCAGGGCGGGCCTCTCCACCGACCGACCAACCGCCCGGCCGCCGCAGCGCGAGCCGCCAGGGCGCCCCGTAGCGCCCGACAGGAGCAACGATGACCGACCGCACCGCCCCGCCCCGCGCCCGCAACTTCCAGGTCTACGCCAGCCGCGCCGATTGGCTCGCCGACCGCAGCGCCACCGCGCCCGACGGCGGCCCCTCGATCGGCGCCAGTGACGTCGCCTCGATCTTCGGCTGCGGGTTCCGCGGCCCGGCCGAGACCGCCGCGATCATGCGCGGAGTCGCCCCCAAGGAGCCTGAGAGCGACGACCCCATGAACCCGCTCAACGTCGGCACGCGCTTGGAAGCGACGGCCCTCGCCGAGTACGAGTTGATCCACAATGGCGACGAAGACGCACCATCGACGTGGGCCGACATCACGCGCTGGACTCACCCGGATCACCCGTGGCTGTCTGTCTCCCCTGATGCGATCCTCTGCGGCCCCTACCCCGCAAGCGCCCTTGAGAGCGCCGACCTGTACTCGGTCCTGTACGCCCGCGCCCTCGGCCTCGTCGAAGTCAAGATCCCCCGCGGCGCCTGGGCCCTCGGTGAGTACGCCCCCGACCTGGGCGACGAACCCGGCGCCGGCTACGGTATCGCAGCGACCCTCGCCGACCCCGACGGGCCAGCCGTCCCCCGCAAGTACGCCCTCCAGGTGCTCGCCCAGCTCGGCGTCCTCCGCGCCTGCGGTGCCCCCGTGGGCTTCTGCGACGCCTGGGTC